GTTTAGGAGGAATCACTCCCTCTTGGCAGCGTTCGTGGCCACTAGGACTCGCTATATCACCAACGACATCGATAAGAAGTCTCCGAAGCTTCATAAACTCCGGAAATTCTCGTCGATGGGATCGGCACTCACTTTTCCCGTCCAGTCAATCGTCTTCTACATACTCTGTGTCACCGCCGGTCTCGCGACCGAAGGTGCTCCAGTGTCTGCTTGGAAGCGATTTGGGAAAAGAGTCCGAGTCTACGGGGACGATCTGATCGTTCCCCGTACTTGGGTACCGCGGGTTATGGAACTCTTCGCAGAGCTCCATCTGAAGGTTAACCAGGACAAAACTTTCTGGAATGGAAAATTCCGTGAAAGTTGTGGCATGGATGCGTATGACGGTGACGATGTCACCCCAGCGTATTTCCTTCAGTTCCCCAACGAAGCCGAACTCGGGTCGATTGTATCTACTGTCCAGGTATCCAACAATTTCCTGACTAAGGGATTGTGGAAAACCAGCCAGTGGATAGCCCGACTAGTACCCCGGAAATGGAGAAAGTTCATTCCGGTGGTCCCAATCGGCTCGGGAACCTTCGGTTTGTACTCGTATTCCGGATTTGATCAATCATCAACCTTGAAAAGGTGGAATCATGACTACCAAAGATACGAGATCCGAAGCCTCGGTGTCTTCACCAAGGCTGGAGAGAACAAACACGAAGGACCTGCTAACCTCCTCCAGTTCTTTACAGAAGATCCTGGAGAATCTGGCAGACGACTCCTATGCCGCGGTCTTAACGACCTCGGGGGACGGCCTCTATCTCAGGGAGATCTACGTCGAAGGACGTTGGATCCCAGTGAGCAGGCGCCGTGGACGATTCGTTCTAAACGAATAGTCCTACCCGTCGCTCTCACGAGCGACTGGGAGTCCGGCCAGTTTGGCAGGGCCACTCAGACTGTTCGAAAGACGTGGGTACCGCTAGACGCGGTGGTCCCTAACGCGTTCGATAACGCTGAGTGGAACAAGGCAGTGTCTATAGCGATATAGACCAGGAGAGTCAGTAATGACCTCAA